AGTGGTGATTCTGGAATAATCTTAATCTCTTTATTGTTTAATGATGGTAGTTCTATTCTACCTTGCTTCTTTAAAATGTAGATAACACGTCTAATTAATGGCATGATAAACTCTGACTGTAGTCTGCCAAAAGAAGATCCAATCTGTCTTGATAAATCTGCCATTCTTTCTGCTACTTCTGTAGCTGACATAGGTGTACCTTTGGTTGGACCAAGTGTTTCCATGTACAATGCTTTTCTAATATTATTTCTCATATCATCTAATACTAATTGAGCTACATCAAATCTTCCTGCTCCATTAATAGGTTGTAATCCTCTAGATCCTGGAGCTACTGGAATAATTGTTCCAGGCACTAATTGAATATTATCTGTATTGATTACACCATCATCTTCTAACTGATAAATACCAGATATATTCATCTGTGCATTTTCTAAGATTAATTCAATAGTTAAGTTAGTAGTTTTAATAGCTGACATAGCATTAAATACTGGACCACGCCCATATACTTCGCCACTAGCTTTGTTCCATCTAAATGTAATAAAGGGATTAGAACCTTGTCCTTCAAACTTATCTTCAAATATAATTTGTTCAAAATCTTTTACACATACTACATAATCATAAACTTCTTTGTTTGGATCACTATAGTTTCTCATTGTACCTTCAATAACAGTACACTTTGCATCTGGCTCGTTGTTTACTTTATCTTCTAATGATTCTAAATTTACATCAGGATATAATATTTTAATATCACCTAATCTTATTTGACGTTTTCTAAATACAGAATCTATCTTGTTATCTGCTCCTGCATTTAAATATACATGTGGTAATGGTATAGAATTAAATACAATAGGATTAGTTGATGGACCTTCATTTACTAACATCACACCAGTGCCAATAGCTAAATCCATAAATGATTCATGTACTTCTTGATTGAAGTTAGATGCGTGGAGTACTTCAAATATATAACTTGTTATTTCATCTAACTGTTCATCTACTTGTGGAGCTAATTGTGTTGGTATTTCCATACCTGCTTTTAAATTAATCCATCTGCTAAATGTAGGAGTAATACCTGCTTGTAATCTAGAAGCAAACTCTTGTATACCTACTACAGCTGTTTCATCAAATATTCTATCAGTTCTTTTTTCTCCAGGTGCTTCATCATAAAATGCTTCTCTACCTGGCATAGTATATTCATATGCTTCTTCAAACTTAGGAATCCAATGTGTCTTTAACTGTTCTGCATGACTAAATTTTTTAAGAAATGCTTTAGGATTCATAACTCCAGTGCTAGGAGCTGATCTATAATTATAACTATACATTAAGCCATTCCGCCAGTAATAGTTCTTGTTTGAGTACCAAATAAACTTCTACCTTTTGCAATACTACTATCTAAAGATCCAGCTAGTTTTTTCTTTCTTTTTTCTTCTGCTTGAGCATCTGCAAATTCTTGTGTTGGTGTGCCTGGTTTTACAATACCAGTTGGTGCTTTAGGTGTATCATCTTTGTTTTGAAAAAAACTAACTCCACTTTTTAATAAATTAAGAGTAGGAGAAAATGCACCACTCATAGCACCTTCAGCTATTGTTCCTACTAATCCTTTTGTTTCTACCATAGTTGGTTTATCATCTATGTATTTAATACTATTATATCCCATTAGACCTCGAGAAATATCTCCACCTAATTGTCTAAGTGTAGGAGCTTTTGCAGTTAATTGTGGAACAGTTTTAGAAAGTATAGTTCTACCTTGTTCATCTTTCATTCCTGTTCCTAACATATTAACTCTTTCTACTCCATCAGGACCAACAAATCTTTTTGCACCTAATACCTCTCCTGCTTCTATTATTTGTAAATTTTTTGCATATTTTTCTACATCAGCAGGTCTACGATATTTAGAACCTATTTCACCAATTTGTTGTCCAATAGCTTTAAATGATTTACCTGTTGTTCTTTTAATTGTTTTTGCTTCTTTTTCAGTAGCACCAGCTAATCCAGTATTTCCAGACATAGCTATTGATTGTCCTGGACCTATAGCTTGACTTCTACTACTACTTTTTGATGTAGATGTATTTGATCCCATTATGTTTCCTCACCTTCAGTATAAAAACCTCTACCACCAGCTCTAGCAAATAAAGATCTAGATCCTACTTTACCTTGCATAATTCTTTTATTTCTTCGTTCTCTAGCATCTTCTTCTTCTTGCTTCATACGTTCTTCTTTTTGACGTTGTTCTTTCAACTGTTTTTCTAATTCTGGATCTGGTCTATATTTTTTTGGTTTTAAAAATCCCATTGTTCACAACCTTGTTTCTTTAAATATTTATATAACTGATAAGGGGTAATAATCAACCTATTTATTCCAAGTACTCTCATAATGATAGTTACACAAGAATGTTCTCTAAGCCATGCTGCTTGGAATAACCTCCACTTATGGCGAAATGTCTTGCATTTTAATATAACACCTTTGTGTTGTACTATATATGAAAGCATTTTATCTACTTCTTCACCATCTATAATATTTAAATCTAATCTTCTATGTATGTGTTCTACCACTAACCATTTATCCTTTTTAGTGTAATATGCAATAGCACCACAATGTGCCATCCCATGTTTTCTAAACCTATGATACCACTCATAATTAGGTGGATCATAAAAAAATACTAACCATTCCTTCGGAAAATATCCCACTTCTTCCTCCTGTTCATTGAACTACGATCAAATATATTCCAGTTCTTATAAGCATTAGATACTTGAGGTTTAGCTGGACCTACTGTCAATGATCTACCTTCACCAGCACCTAGCATTAAGTATTGTAATGCATCATGTACATGTGAAAATTTATTCTTATTAGGTTTATCTTCATATCTTTCTCCAGAAGTCTGTATTCTTCTGTAATGATATCCACCTAAGAATCCTTTACGCAAAGACTTACAAGATCTATTTAATAAAAATCCTGCCTTACCATCTACCATTCTATTTAATGCAGCTTCTACAGATTCTATTCTCAAACCTACATCATTAGATGGTGCAGGAAATGCTTGGATGCCTTGTTGTCTAAGTATTTGAAAGGGAGTTGTTTCATCTGTTTGAGCTCTAAAATCACCAGCAGGATCTCCAAATATTTTTAAATCTTTATCTGCACAGTGTTTAATTATCTCATGCTTTAGTAGTTCACCAAACTTAACTGTACCAATATCAAAACAAACTAGTTCATGTAGTATTAACCATCTACCATCAGGTAACTTCTGACCAAACACAGCAGAAGGTGTAAGACCAAAGTCTAATCCAATATAAACAGTAGTAGGTGCAAAATCTATATCTTCATCTGCTATGTGTACATCTTCTCTAAATGAACCATAAACAAGTTTACCATCTTCAATATTTCCTAATTTATTTAAAACGTAAACATCAATCCAAGACTTACTTTTTCCTCTGATGATATTTGGATAGTAATCAGGTGTAACATTTTGGATATTTTCTGCTGAAGTATTAAGCTCATAACCTTTAATTTTATCATCTTCTTTCTTTTCTATCATGCCTGGGGGTTGTACAAAAAACTCCCAGTTATCTGGTTTAACTAACATTAAAGATTCTTCTTGATTCATATGATCTGGTACTGGTACTTCACCAGACATTATAGACCACCAATGATCTTCATCAGGTGCGTTAGTATCTGCTATAACACCATACCATGAAGGTCCACCATCTTTCATAGAAGGAAATCTACCTACACGCATAGTACATGCATCTACAATAGATTTAGGAATCTCTCTTGCTTCATTAATCCATACACCAGTTAATTCTAAAGACAATAGTTTCTTTACATCTTCTGGTCTATCTAGTGCTAAAAAAATAACTTCTAGCTCTACATCACCTACATGAATGTTATGTGTAAAAGGAACTGAGTACATAAAGTTTCCAAATGAACTTTCTGGAAACCAATCTAACCATGTTTTAATAGTAGTAGTTTTTAACTGAGGGTTTGTATTTCTAATTACTGCCCATCTAGATTTACGTTTACCATCTGGACCAGGCTTCTGCTTTAATGCACGTCTAAATATTTCAATACAACAAGATACTGACTTCCCTGATCCTACTGGACCACGAACACCTCTAAAGAATGAATCATTCTTCATAAAGGTTTTTATTATTTTACCTGGAGCTTTGTAGTTGAGTTCTGTCAAGCAATACCATTATCTACAGATCTTTTAATAAGTTTGTAGATAGTTTCTGGTAGTAGAGATTCTATAAATTTATCGGCTTCATTGTCCGAGAATCGTAAGTCTTTTGGATAATGTTTGAAATGTTCCTTCTTCACTATCTTACGAAGTCTTTGACGATCCTCGTAAGATAGTTCCTCTGCGTACCTCATGTTTAATTAAATATGATTCCTAAGATAATTAGGACAGGAACAGCACATACAAATATCTTTGCATTTCTATTTAACTTGTTCCATTTAGTTTTTACCCAATCCATTATGCCTTCGCTTTCTTTTTAGCTGTTGCTGATAGATCTTTAAAGTGTACTAAAGGTTTGCTAGATGCAGTATGAGTCTTGCCTGTATGTAGTTTACCATTAGGCATTTTGTGATATGCACCTTTAAACTCTTTTCCACTTTTAAGGTAATGTTTGCTACTTGCTCCCATTACTTTTTCTTTTTACTAGCCATAATCTTTTTCTTCAAAGCAGGTGGTAATTTGTTTTGTTTACCTTTTAACTTTTTAGATCCAGCGGCAGGTTTTTTCATTCCATACATTATGATACCCTCCTAAAAGGTTTTGTTTTAGCAGATATAGATTTGGGTTGTCTGACAAATTGTTTCCCACTCTTACTGCCTTTTCTCTTAGCTCTAGTTGTAGCTGCATACTCAGCAGGAGTCAATGCTTTGATCGCAGCTTCAGGTAAGTAGCGTTCACCTGTTTTTCCAGATGGCTTTCCAGATTTGGTTCTCCATTTCTGTCTTGTCCATGCTTTCAAACTTCGTTGTGGCTTCTTCACCGATATCCACCACCTTTTGCTTTGTATTGTTTGGCTAACATCTGAGCCTTTCTAGCTGACCACTGTCCAGGCTTCCCTCCTTTTCCTCCAGCTTTAATACGATTAAATAAACTCTTTCTCATTGTAGGCTTGGTATAATTACCTGCCTCATTGACTCTGCTCTTTACCATTTTGATTTATTTGCCCAGAACGCAGCTGACATCTTTCCTTTTGCTATATTTTTTCGATGTCTAGCCTTAAATGATTTTCTTTTCATCTTCATTCTCTTTGACTCTCCTGCTTTAGGCTTACCAGCTGTACTAGCTCCCTGCTCCCCATATCTAATAGTTTTTATTTTATTTCCTTCTTTGGCGACTACGACATGAGATTTTTTAGGGTGTCCAGGAGTTCTTTTAGGTTTGTTGTAACCAGATACTCCTATACGTTTAAGTAAGCTTTGACTCATTTCTATGATTTTTTTACTTTCTTCAAAGCATTTACTGCTTTCTTTTGATCTTTCTTAAACAATGAAAATGTAAATATAGGTTTGCCAGTTTTATTATTAAATAAAGAAAAAGATACTAGGTCTTTATTCTTACCTCTACCAGGAGGTCCAGCATTTATTAATTTCTTTACAGCTTTACTATGAAGAACTTTGGATTCTGTTTTATCTGTAGACATAGGCGTACTTTACCCAAAAAAAATATATTTTCAATACTCCTTGTAATGAGTACCACACAGAAAGAAGTAACTACCTATTTCGTTCTTGATATGAAACGGAGCGAACTCTCCACACTCTCGGCAACGACAATACTTAACGTGTTCCTTATGTGTCCACCTTAATATCTGTAACTGATTGTAACACGAACCTTTTTCGACTATGTTGTGTGTAGAGGACTTTTCCTCTCGCTGTCGCTCCTGTTTTCTAACCCCCCTCATCTAATCTAGATCTATCTTGATCGAAAGATTTCCACCCACCTGGTGTTGTACCTTATCAGGAGCTTTGAACCCACTCCTATCTAGTATGTCCTTCGATGCTTCTAACTTCACGTAGTCAGACTTCGCATCTTGTGCGAGTCTTACGATAGTCTTGACTGCTGGGATTGCTCCCATCAGACCTATCTCTGCGATACGTGATCGGTAGTACTCTTGTACCTTTGGAAGTCGTAGCGTCTTACTAGCTGTTACTCTACCACTCTCTCCCTTTGAATATCCTGCAGTTTGCGATGCTTTTGCTATGCTACATCCTTCTGCTACAAGTGTGTCTACCAATAACCTTTGTCTATTGGTCAGACCATCCTTACCTTTTACTTGACTGCCCATAACGATAGATACCTTGCTACGGTATATCATGTCAAGAACTATATTGTAAAGGAATGTAACAAACGAGAGACGTTCCCTCTCTCGTACTCTCTCCCCCTCGAACATACGACAATTATATGGATCTAACCATTGACCTATGGCTTTTTTATTACCTCAGTCGGCTATCACGATAGCCTTCTTCGTGTCGTCTATATCTCATACAGACACAGGTAACCCAATGGTTAGATTTACTCTCTCTCGATAATGCTCTATTCGTGGCGATAAAGTGAGGGGGGCGATCAGCTATGTACACGCCACGAACTACCAACACCTTTCTTCACCTGAAAACTGCATCTAAAGGACATAACGACAGCACACTTCGGTGCGATCGTTCTGTCGCAGTTGTCAGTCTTGAAAGGCGTGGTGCTAAAGTAGGCATTAACGAGAGATAGACTCTCATCATATCAAAGGAGATATACAATGGTAAGAATGAAAGAATTTTCAAGATTTCTAAACTGGATAATCAAGGATAATATACATCCTGGATCATGGAGTGCAGACGGAGATACAAACCATAGATTAGTATCTATGGGAGCTAGTGAACATAGTGTTTCCTATGAGATCGAACAGCATGTAGAAGACGAAAGGAGAATCTACATAGTAGATATTAAGAGTAAGGAGGTATCAAATGTATAATTCATTTGAAGAAGAATACATAGCTCAGGTACAAAAAATACGTGAGCTAAGACAAGAAGGAAAAGAAGATGAGGCTAGTTTAGAGCAAACTAAATTAGGTAGTATTAATGTAGTAATCGGATCTGAAGATCTAGAAGAACTGGAGGTTGTTTATGAGTAATTACGTTCCACGAATTGAAACATCAGCATCAGATATTGATGCAATCAACAGTCAAACAGGTATTGATTGGTATGAGATGTACAAGTCACAAGTTGATGTAACATCAGACGTAGATATCAAGTATATGAATATCTATCTGTGGCAGATATGCAACAGTACATACAAGTCAATGACTACATTCCAAAGATATACACAGGGATATCGTGACAAGATCAAGATGTCTATTGTAGATCAGAGGGAGGCAGAAACAGGGCAAGAGATTGCCCAGACTAACTTTGAAACATTGACTGAACAGGCAAAGACTATGGATGCATTGTATCGTAAATACGAGGCTATGCACACAGCAGTCAAAAAGCTCTACCTAGAGCTATACAAAGAGGACTTTACTAAGAGGAAATTACCTCAGAAAAGTCAAGGTAAGATGAGAACATTGAAAGATATGACTCCATCTGAAATAGCATCTATTGAGCAAGCAGTAGATAGTATGCTTAAATAAACAGTTTCACTTAGGATAGTGGGGTTTATACCCCATTATCCAACAATTTTTTTTTTGCTTTCGCTGGTTTAAGCGTAGCAAATACCGAACAGATGTGATATAAATCAATAGAAGGAGAATAAGATGACATCAATATTTAGACTATTTGATAGGTTTGTAATTAACCTATTTAGATCAATGATATCTACTAAGTTCAAAGACCGAGCAGAATACATTGGTACATTCATACTAGTATATCTAGGCATAGGCGG